ATCACCCAATGCCGCAACAACGAACAGAGTTGACTGTAGTGCTGGTAGGTAGCTTACTCGCTACCAGCCTCGTTATTGCGAAGAGAAATGGAACTCGCTCTTTGTTTTCATTTCTATGCGAAAAGCTATCCCATCGTCCGACAGTTGAGTCGGATTTGATGAGAGATGCTTTTGTTGCTGAAAGTCTCGACACGATGACAAGCGTGATCGAGCACACGCACGGCGATGCCGCTGCCCTCCGGTCTGGCGCCACAACCTTTGCTTGCTCTTTGGCAAGATATTGTGGTAGCCGACTTTACATCATCCAGATGTCAAAGTCAGACCAACGGAAAGACCTCTCGGGGTCTCGGCAGTGGTATTGGGCCAAGGATGTTAATGCAGACAATCGGATGGATCACCCGAAGGACGACGATATTCGTTACCTTTGCGACGTAGATTATTATGTTGATATGCCCTGTCTGCTAGCTGACGAAGCCAAGCCAATGCTGCTCTACACTGTAGCACCTGAAGATGCAGTCTCCGTAGGAGAAGACGACACGAGTTTCCACTTCCTGGAAGACGGGTCGTTGGAATCCTTTGTTTCAGGTGGTGGCCACTACAACCACCACCTATGGGACTATGGAGCCGACAGCTTTCTAGCTGTCAAGCGCTTCTTCGGCGTGCCGGTTAGGGCAGTATCGTATGCGGTGGAGCGCAAACAGGTCGGTAAACACCGACAATGTGTGCTGATAACCCCAATCAGAGTCTTCGGATTCTTTAGTGCCTTTGCAGCCACTCAACTCCTAGATGCCAAACCCTTGCGACGTCTCAATCCAATAGTTGTAACAACTTCTGGAGATAAGTTCGTCAGGTTTAACGTCATGGGACCGAGTGGCAAGTTGTCCGTTACTACGTCGCGCCCAGGGACATGGCTTTCAGCCACTGTCCCAGTGGATGTTGACGCTGCGATCGCAACTGCGGCACGATTGGGCACAACGAATCTAATGCTACCCACCACCGCATCATGGTGCGAGGATAGGACGGCTTCCGCTGTACTAACCGAGTTCCATCGCTTGACTGCGCCACGCGTTTTGCACACCATCTTTCCGGTGTCAAAAGGAGTACGAAATTACCAATACAAACCAAAAGAATACACTCCTGAAGCAAAACCAAAACTCCAAGCGTTCATGTCGCCCCTAGTGCACGGTGCATTTGCCCCTGACAATCTACGATCGTCGGAGGAAGCAAGCATCGATGGAAGGATCAAGAAATATCAAAATAGAAAAGAACCCCCGAGAGATCCTTTCGTACTACGGTGCATCGATGAGTTCGCCACACTCATCGTTGGCAGTGCAATCCTTGAGCCGTTTGACTTCGAGACTATCGAGGAAAAACAGCAGACTCCTACCCAGCGGTTAACCTTTAGGCGGGCCACTGTAGCCGGAAACATTCGCAAGCGTGTTCTGAAATGTTTTGGGAAAGCGGAAGCTTACCCCGACATTAAGGACCAACGCAACATTTCCACCTACAATGACCTTGACAAGCTGGAAATGTCAAGCTTCACCTTGGCATTATCTAGTTACCTAAAGAAGTTCCGTTGGTATGGCCCAGGTATGACGCCCCGCGAAATTTCCGCCCGTCTAGTCGACATGCTCCTTAGAGCCGACTTTGCGAATGTCTCAGATTATGAGAGGATGGATGGAACAATCACGGAGCTTCTACGCCTGGTTGAGAGATCGGTTCTGATGAAGGCCTTTAAGAACCACCGGAGTCATTTGAATGAGTTACTGAAAAACAACGTTAATAATTATGGAATATTGCCACACGGTACGACATTCAACCAAGGACAAACCCATGGGTCAGGGTGCCCAGGAACCAGTGTGTTCCAAACCCTCCGCGCAGCATTCACAACGTATCTCGCCTTTAGACATACCCGCAACTCCTCCGGAGAGTATTACTCGCCGAAAGAAGCGTTCGATGCCATCGGAATCCACCTTGGTGACGATGGTGTTGACGCCGACCTTCCCGCAGAGTCCCACCAATGGGCAGCAAAGAAGGTTGGTCTCATCCTTGAGGCTTCCATTGTGGAGAGAGGGCAGCGAGGAGTCAATTTTCTGGCACGCTACTATTCAGAGGATATCTGGACAGGAAATCCTAACAGTATGTGCGATGTCAAACGACAACTCGCTAAATTCCACACGACTGTTCGCCTACCAAACGGCGTCTCGCCTGAACAGAAGCTCGTGGAGAAAGCAATGTCATTTGTGGCAACCGATGGCAACACTCCAGTCATTGGCGAATACTGCAAACGTGTGCTACTGTTGTCTGACTTCAAACCCAAACGTCTTCTTGGAATCGGTAATTACTGGTCCAGATTCGAAGAATCTGCCCAGTACCCCAACCGAAATGATGGAGGATGGATGGATCAGGAGTTTTCAACACTGTTTGAGGAATTCGACAGAAGTATTTTCGACGAGTGGATGGCTACCGCCAACACGGTCGAGAAGTTGCTTTGCGCTCCTCTATGTGCTGAACCCAAACCAGCCACACCTGGAGTCCATCCGGTCGTGGTTGATGAGGACATCCTCCCGGCTAAAGTCGTTGAAGAAACCAAGCCTTCCAACGTAAACCTACCAGAACCAACGACGAAGCCCCGCGCAGAGAAACCCCCCCGCTGTAAATCGCTTAAATCCCAGCGGAAGCCGAGGGCCAACTGGCAACCTCGAGGGCGCACACTTGTGCGTCGGACCAAGGCACCTGAGTGTTAATCGGGTCACCTAGTTCAAC